GGCAAATTCTATTATTGCCGGCAAATAGAAAGCATGACCGACTATAAGGTGACTGAAACCACCACCGTGGAAAATACGGAAGCGGCGCGGCGCCTTGCATGGCTGCTGTCCGAATATCAACATGACGGGGAGCCGGTGCTCACGTATGCGTCGATCGGCGTGCTGGTGCACCGCAACTATGACGACCAAAAGGTGTGGGCCAGGCATGAGCAATACCTCTTTTCAGTGATGGACGGGCTGGAAAGCAAGGTCAACGAGCTTTGGGATGAGGCTGCGAACAAGCTACCGGTTTCTTCGATGGTGACGCGTGATGATCGGCAGGGATTGCGGTCCGGAAGCCTGTTCGTGCAGTTGCTGGATGCGAGTGGACAGCCGGTCGAAGGCGTATTTACGGCGACGATCGAAGGTCCGGCCGTGTTCGACGAAGATGACGAGCCCACGGCAGTCGGCTGGGCCGAACTGGAGGGAACCACCGTGTATTGGCATGCAACGGGCGCCGGCGAGGTCAATATCAAGGTCGGATACCAGTCCGTAGGATTGGACGAGGCTGTCACTGCGCAGAAAATGATGGTGCTGAACGATGTGGTGGAACGTGAGGATAGCCTGCTGACGTTCGATGTCGACAACCTTTATGCTCCCGAGCAGGAAATGCCGCAGACAGGAAGTCCGATGGGGCTGGTGTTGGGTTTGGCAGCTGCTGTGATGTGCTGTGGGGCGTTCATGCTATATGCCGTTCGTCGACGATGATAGGTGGCGATGATAGGTGGCGATGATGACGCTTCATGGAGGCGAGTTTGCGAAACCTGGCCGAATATGATGAAGGAAGCCAGCGAAAAGAACGTGGCGAAATTCGAAATTCGCGAACAGTCCGATCAGCTGCCATGTCCAGATTTTGACCGGATTTTGTTAAGTAATCGGCTTGGCCAAGATTCGGCAGGAAAACAAAAAAGTCAGGAACCACTATGGTTCCTGACTTTCACTGGTAGCGGGGCATGGATTTGAACCATGGACCTCTGGGTTATGAGACCACCCAAGGACGCCCAACAGTCCGGCCATGCCCCACCGTATTCGACCGTCGCCATCAACGGCGACGTTGTAACCCCCATTCTTCGCGCGGGCTTCAATAACCCTGTTCGGTGTCAAGTCGGGATTAGTCAGATCATCTAGCCCGACTTGCAGAATATCCGACACTTCTAGCATGTCGTCAAAAGTCCATTGATAGCCGTTCTTCAGCATCCTAGAGAACGATTGGGGCATCTTGCCGAGCGCTTCGGCTACTTCCTTCTTGGGTATATGCAAGACGGCAAGAATCATGTTTATGTTGTTTATCGCCACGTCGCACGAAGAAGTGCGCCTTGCCGGTGGCGTTGCTAGTGCTGTCGTCATAGCCTCATTCTAAGCACTTTCGTTTAACTTGGCAACACGCCGGTATTTCTATCCAGCTTGCCCAAACGGATACGTTTAGCTATAACTTAACGTATGAGTTTAGAGACAGACCCCGGCGTTAGTCCAAAACGGATTAGACGCCTCTTGCGCCGCCGCAAGGTGAAACAGCGCGAACTAGCCGAAGCAATCGGCATGGCGGAACAGACTCTTTCAAACAAAATGCACGGCCTTCGGACGTTCACCCTGAAAGACCTTGTATGCATTGCCGACCAACTAGATACGTCGGTGGACTACCTAACCGGCAGAATCGAGGAACCGCAAAATGTTCGGTAGACGACAGACGACGGCTATGGAATATAAGCCGGTGCCGGTGAATTACACGCCGGTGACGCGCGCGGCCGACCTGATCGCGGGCGACTTGGTGACGTACAACGACGGCCATTCGATTGTCACGGCCGTGGTTATCGCTATCACCGAGGATTGCCGCCCGGTGCTTCAGAAGGGCGAGTACGGCGTGAGGCGTGGGGCCGACGCCTTCGACCTGTTCATGCCGCGTGACGGCTGGACGTTCGTGGGCGCTTACCGCAAGGCCGATCATGCACTATGAGAAGTCGCTTCGGTGGAAGGGCGGTGACAATGAAGATCGTTAGAAGCGTGTTGGCCGCGCCTTTCGCCCTGTTGGCGTTTCTGTTCATGTTCCTTGCCTCATGTCTAGCCAAGGCGGCTATGGGTATCGCCGGCATCGGCGGTAAGGGGCCTATCACAATGAAGGTGCAGTTATGAGTTCCCGAGCTTGGGTGGCTAACAACCCGGAATATCCCGGAATTTTCGAGCTTCGGGCCGACAGTGGCGACATTTGCACAAGGCAAGTGTTCACACGGCCTCAGCTCGAACAGCTCAGGGCGTCAATCAACGACGCCTTGGCAAACGACGACGTGGCGCGCCGAAGACAGTAGGCGACCCCGATAACTGAATGTGCCGCAATCGGTGAACGACCCTAGGTAAGCCGTAGCACGCGAAAAAGGACCCTAGCGCGCCTTGCCCAGCGCGTTACAAACACGCCGCATGTGGTGCGGTGGTTAAGACGGCGACGGCACGCCATGCGGGATTACTGAACGACTTGGGGCGCATTGTCAGGGCGCAACAGGGTGCAGCACCGTCATACGTGGCGGGCCTCTTGTCGTGACCTTGCGCGCGGTCTTCGGGCCGCTGACCTATGCGACGGCCGTGGCTCCGCTTTAAGAGCTTTTGCGATCGCGTGGCGAACCTTGCGGATAGCGGAACGGCGAAGCCTTGCGGCTTCGCCGCTTTCCTTTATCACGCGCTTAGGTTCCCCGCTCTAACCGCCCACCACTTTAAAAGACATGAAAAACCAACCTGACCACCTAGCAGACATCAACGAGACGAACGAAACGAGGTAACGAAATGGGTTATGCAGTCAGCTACAAACCGACCAAGACAAGGGCGCGACGACAGACCCCGGCGACCAAGGCTCAGCGTACCAAGGCCATCAAGGACGCTATCCGCTGGAACGTCGCCCGACTGGAACACGACACCGTGAGCAGCGGCACCGTGAGCCGTTCCCTCGTTATCCAGTTGCTCCACCTGAACCAGATCGCACCGACCACCGACCCGACCGGCGACCACGTTATGCAGCAGCTAATCAAGGACGGTATCGTACTCAGACCGTCCAAGCGCGCGGGCGTGCAAGTGTTCGGCCGAGAAGACCTGATTAACTCGCTCAAGGCATGGGTAGGTATGAAGTGAATCCACGAGCGAAGTTGACCACGGCACAGGCGGCGCGCTATCTCGGCGTCTCGCAAAGGCAGATGGAACGGATGAGGGGCGACGGCACCGGGCCGATATGGTTCAAGGCGGGCGACGCCATCAACAGCCCTTGCATGTATGAGGTTGGCGACCTCGACGTGTGGGTGCGCACGCAGAAGGCGAAGTGATTGTATGGGGCGACGGCAGACTATCGACCCGTTTGTGAGGGCCAAGGTCATAGAGACATGGGGAAATGATTGTTGGCTGCGTCTGCCCGGCTGCACGCGAGTGGGCACCGAAGACGACCACATAGTGCCGCACTCGCATGGCGGTATGGACACGGTGCCTAATATTCGTCGCGCCTGCAAGCACTGCAACGCATCCCGGCAAGATCGCGTATTGTACGGCTATGGCGCTCGGCTGCACATGATCGTAGTCCCGGCTCATGCGACCGCGAGGCCGTGGACTACATCGACGCGCACAAGAACGCGGGCGACCCCGTGGTCAGCTTCAGCGCCCTTGCCGCCGCTATGGGCCTCACCAGCCCCAGCCTTGCCGAGCGGCGCGCGGTGGCTATGGCGTGGTCGGGCGCTTACCGACAGTTCGCCATATCGTCGGAACCTATCGACGTGTGGTGTACGCGCACGACGCCCAGCAGCAAGCGGCACCCCCGCATGATGGATGAATGGATAGCGCTCGACTATGACGTACGGGTGATTGACCCCGGCTTCAGCATCGAGTGGGAGAGGGCGAAGGACGACGCTACCCGCAAGAGGGTGCGGCAGTGGTACGCGCTGCATCTATCGCAAGCCCTTGTGGACGCTCGGAAAGAAGAACGACGCGCGCAGCTCGTTGCCCTTGGCCTTCGCAGTGATCGCGCGCAATCTTCTTCGCGGCCGGAATGGTGACGCCGTTTTTTAAACAGCCGACGACGGAAAAGACCCCGCGCCCAGTTTTTTACTCTCTCGAACCGGACAAAAAAATCTAGAAAACGGCGGAATACCAACGAAAACAAGCAACAAGAAGAGGTGAACGAATGCAAATGACGCTAGAAGGATTCGAGGACTACTACGGCCCCAACGATGGCCTACAGGAACGCGCCACGAAGGAACTTATCGACAGTTTCATGGAAGGCCGTACCCTGAACCCCAGCGCCCGGTATATCTGCAAGACCATGATCAATATCGCGCGCAACTTCGACGCCCTGAACGCCAAGGGCCGCGACACGTCGCGCGTCATGGCGCAGCTATTGGCGTGGTATCAGGAACTAGAAACCAAGTTCCCGGCGCAAAAGGAAATCGACCCCGCCCTTGCCGGATTGCTGCAAGAGGCGAAGGCATGACGCCGGTACGCGGCGGCACCCCGCGCAACCCCGACCGGAAGACGGACGGCCCCATAGTCGCCAAGTTCGCGCGGTTGCTCGGCACGCCGCTATTGCCGTGGCAAAGAATGGTTGCCGACGTGGCGGGATACCGGCACCTACTACTATGACACGGTGATTCTTTCCACGCCGCGTCAGTGCGGAAAATCCACGCTTGTGGACGCGGTGGATACCCGTAATTCGCAGTGGGGGCCTAACCGCTTCATCTACTACTTGGCTCAGACCGGCAAGGACGCGGGCGACCACTTTAAAAAATACCTGAAGACCATACAGGCATCGCCCTTGTCGGCCATCACCACACGGCCGTACTTGGGCGCGGGCGACCTTCGCCAACCGTTCGCCAACGGCTCCGTTATCATGCCCAAGAGCGTGACGAAGGTGGCGGGCCACGGAGTACAGGGCGACAAGATCACTCTGGACGAAGCGTTTAGCCTCAGTGAGGAAACCGGTAATACCATCCTCGACGGCTTCATGCCCACGATGGCGACGCGCCTTAAGGCCACGGGCGTGCAGCCGCAACTTTGGATTACCAGCACCGAAGGCACGGCCGAATCGACGTTCTTCAACCGCCGTCTTGACGCTTGCCGCGCGGGCGAGCAATCCCGGCGCACATGTTGGTTCGACTTCGGCCTTCCGGCCGACGCCGACCCCGAAGACCTCGACGCCATCATGATCCATCATCCAGCGGCGGGGCTTTTGTGGGACAGATCGCAGCTAGTGGACTTCCACGAGCAATTCAAGGGCAATCCGGCCGGTTGGGCGCGCGCCTTCGGCAACAGGCGCGACGAAGGCATAACCGACCGCGCCATAGATGAAGCGACGTGGGCGCAGACAGTCACCGCGCCCATAAGCCCCGCCGACCTGAACGATAGGCCGGTGGTTTTCGGTGCAGCCGTGGACGTAGATTCTACCCACACCAGCATCAGCGCCGGAATCTGCAACCCGGACGGCACCATCACCACGCAGCTGCTGAAGATACTGGACGGCACCGGCTACGCGCCCGAAGAGCTACGTCGTCTGTGCGCCATCTATGGCGCGCCGGTGGTGATCGACAACCGTGGAACCGCCGCCGACCTATCCGACCGCTTGCGCCATATGACCGACAGCGACGGCGACCCCGCGCTTGTGTTCGTGGACATGGAAGCGGCCGACTACCTCACCGTCGGGCAAAGCTACGTGAGCGGCCTGACCAACGGTGCGATATGGCACGCGGCCGACGCCGACCTTGACGCTAGCGCGGCCAACTCGGCGCGCAAGTGGGCGGGCGACGCATGGCGCGTGAGTCG